AAGAACCACTCCGTCTTTACTTTCAAAGACATGAGTTCCGCCAGTTGCTTTTGTTGCAGCTAAAGCTCCTTCCATATCGAAGTAGCCAACTGTGTCAACACTTTCACCGTCAACTAATCCGTCAGGATCAGCCGCAGTAGTAGTGCCGTCTTGTGCTGTGTACGCATCCCATCCAAGATCTAATGTTGCTGAAGAAGTTGTCCAGTTCACATAAGCTCTTGATAATGCTAATAACACTCTCACTCTTCCAGCTGGTAATTCGCCAATAGCAACTGAAGAAGTTGCATCGCCAGCACCATCCTGGTCGTGAGTGAAGAACATAACTCTTAATTTGCCATGCTCTTCTGTAGTTTTATTATTAACAACAGGAGTTGCAGTACGGTTAGTATATTCAGTTGATTTCTGAGTTGTAACAGCCATTTATCCCTCCTATTATTCGTCACACGGAATTTGAACTACTTTTTCTTCTTCCATACGAGTTGCTCCGATTGACATGCAATAGTACACTTGAGTTGCATACGACTTATCATCTCTTTCAGAGATACGAGCCGTAATATCTTTTCCTATTGCAAGTTTAACAGCATCCTCGGTGAAAGCAAAAATAAGCCTATCATCCGTGTTGGTTGCATCAAGGTTAAGTCTATTTGACATAATAAATTTAAAGCCAAGGAAGGAATCAATTTGTCCCATCGCTAATGCCTTAACTGTATTGTAGTCAGAATTTTTAACCTCAGTCGTGTTTAACAAATCACTTATTTGAGTTGCTCCACAAACGACATATCGTTTTAATGATGGATCTACATCTTTTAAATCCATTTTCTTTTTTGCATCAAGAAGTTTAGCAATCGTTAAACCATCAGATTGGTTTGATGTTGCAAACTTTTGAGTGCTTGGAAGAGCTGTGCCGCCTAAAGCTGTAATGATAACATCATCCATAGATCTACCCATCGCAGCTGCTGCTGCTTTTGCGTAGCTTGAAGTTGGATCAATTAGCATTCTTACTTTGTCCTGATCGTCAACTAGATCAGCCCACTCGTAGTCAGCTAATGAAACTCTTCTTCTAGAATGAGGAGTATCAATTTGTGGTGTATCTGCATGTCTGCTAGATCTAATCTGAGCTGAAGTTACTCCAACTTGATCAAAATAAGCATTTTTTCCAGTAACAGATTCCACATCCACAGCTTCACGCAAACGGCTACCCATTTGTTGTGCAAGCATTTGTACGTTAGCAGAATATTGCTGTACAAAAGCTGTGGTAATTTCACTTGACATTATTGCCTCCTATTTAGTGAAAAGGTTAAGTGTCGAGTAATTATCTACGATGTAGGTTAATCTTCATTTAACGGCTGATAGCCGATCTTCTGTTCAGATTGTCAAACAGGATTCTTACGAACTACCCTGTTGAAACTCCAAATTTCATATTATTTAATTTAAACATTTCGTCAACAGCAGATTTATGTCCAGGATGATTTTTTTGAAAATACGCATGATTAGGATCACCTAGTATTTTTTGTATCTCTCTGTCCGCTTCTGCTGGAGTCATTGCACCTGATTCTTCTTGACCAGCTCCCATATTATCTTCTGAAAAATTCTCAGACATTTTTATGAGTGCTTTTATAAAACCAGGATGATTTCCAACAGATGTGCCGTTTTGTAATTTTAAATCCGCCATATCTTGTGCAAAAAAATTTTTAAATACTGAATTTGCCTGGTTAATTTTTTTATCATAAGCTAAA